GCTGAAGAGGATGTAACGGAATCTGTGCTGTTCTGTTGGTTGGAGATTTTCTACGAATTTAACGTCTATACACGACGGCCAATCCCTACAAACGCACTCCTGACACTATTACTAACTGGTTGCCGGTCCCATTTCTATACTAAGCAACACTCTCTATTAAACCACTCATGGTCTATCCACACACGCGCTGCAACACACGTGATATCACCTCGATGATTTAGCACCATCTCTGGCCGGGTCGAACCCCTCTCCTTGCTTACGAGCTATCTCACCCACACAAAGCGCTCCCAGTCATCTTCTGAAGCGTCTTTGTTTTCGATCTGCGCACACGTCCATTCCTCCGTGAATCTGGGAATATTGTTGTATCGTGGCTTGTCGAGGTGAGTAGGATAGTCGCCTACGTCTAACGAGACGAAGCGTGCCCAACAATCATTCCACTCTTGAGCGAAATAGTCAGGCAACCCCAAATTGATTGGACTAAGGTCAGTCTTTTCATCGAGGATTTTCTCAATTGCGATTTGTTCTGCTGGCGTGATATCAAACTTCGATTCAACTATGGCACGAGCTTCGTCCGTGACATGTACCGGTGTAAGATCATCCGCTAACGCTGCAGTCAGTATCTCGCGTTTCCACCAACTCATCGAGTCGGCGAACGCTGGCATGGCATTGTGCATATGCTTCGTCATACGCAACCCATACTGAGCCAGGGACTGTACAATGGGACAGCCGGGATATTGGTGAGCAATTGAGAGGGATTTGGAACGTAATAACTTCTTCAATCCCACACTACCGTATTTGGTATAAGCCGGGTCGGCCCAACCAAACTGCGCAATCACCTTGCGCGGGTCAGTAATGATATTTAAGCTGTAAGGGTCGAATATTAGTCCACAGAAACTGGCGAGATGCAAATGCACATGCTTCTCGATCTTAATCGTTAAGCCAAGTTTCTCGAACAGCGAATCGTCTATCGCTTGTCCGGGCAAAAATCGAAAGAGTCCGTCATCTCCCTCCACGAATCCGTCAACCTCTTCCTCTGCGATGCCAGCCTTTGAGCATACGAACAGAAAAATCATGAGATTCGCAAACGAATTTCCAAGTGAAGTGCACATCTCTCCGGACATGCGTGACTCGACTCCTGTAGCAGTGAAACCCTTGTAATAACAGGTTTGCTGCGACCCCAGTACTTCCGAGATGAGCTCGAAGAAGTGGGCACCACCCTCAATCTTCGTTGTCATGTATTCATACAACTGAAACTCACATTCCGCCATTAGAACTGGATCGAAGTGTGACTCGAAAGCACTATAGTCCGTCGCATAGTATCTAGTACCCGCGTGCGCGTTATATAACCGCTCATGCACGTGCGACGCCCGGCTTCGGACAGGTATTTTCTTAATGAACCACTTCATCTTGAACAACACCTTCTCGATTGCCGAGAAGATAGGCCCGACCAGACATTTGAACGTGTCCGACCTTGAATTAATCCCCCGTAAATGTTTCCAAGCCGAATAAGCCTCCGCCTTCGAGAAGCTTTCGGACCCTTTCTCCTTCTTTGAAAGGTAACCTTTATACTGAGACCAGACCTGTCTTAACTCATCCTTGCGGCGCAGAGTATACGTCGTGTTTGAAACCCAAGTTTCGAAACTAACGTCTGTATCTACTTCCAATGGTGCAAGGTTCTTGTGAATCCATTTCTCCACGAATCGCCTGAATTCACGCCTAAGACCGACATCTGGCGTAGGATGTCGGAATGCTACTCTTTTTAACACGCCCCCAATATTGGATGCCGTGTCCGTAAGGTCCGGATAGGGTAGTTTGAAGTACAAGAGATGGCAACCGAGACTGACATTCATCGGCGGCCTTCGGTCGGAGTCACTCCACTTGTGGACAGTGATATGAGTGTCACCTTTAATCGAATTAATAGGTGAGTTAAAATCTCCGATTCGATAGCCATAACAGACTACTCGCTTCTGGGGTGAGGCCAGTTTGTTGGATACAGGCGCTCAAGCTTCATCTTCCACGCGAAGAGAAGCATTGTCTGAAACACTGCGTCATGTTTCAGTTCGATCTCAGGGTCGATATTGATCTTTTGCATCGCTGACTTGCAAAAACCGGCTGTGTCTTGTCGTAATTTCTCGAGATCGTCTAAATTCTGCCACTTAATCGTGTTTAACACGCTGTGACACTCGAGATAAACCGCTTGACTCATCACTATTTTCCGATGGGTGCTCACTCCTTTTATGCACATGTCCAAAGAATACTCATAGTAGTCAGGGTCCCAAACGAAGTCCTTATGTTTAGAGTCGACGCTCCTAAACGAACTAGATCGTACGTCCTTGCCGGTCACGCGGTCTCGGTACATGGGCCGGATCAGCTCATAATGTACGAAATCGCCAAACGGCGCACTTGGACGCATCCAACAGAATAGTTTCCACAACAAAACGACGCACGGTATCAACATGCAGAAGAAGAAGATCCATCCCCACATTACCATCGTATCGTACGAATAATTGCCTTTGTCGAACACAGCCACGCCTAAAGCGTAGCCGAAGCATCCGAGCCAGAACGAGGCAAGAGTCGTTAACACGTGTCCCCATGCCCAAGCAATCACGGCGAAGAGCACCTTGATCATGAACCACAGGCGGTCCCAGAAAGACATCGTGGGCCGGTTAGAAACTACATCATCATAGAAACGCGGCAGCCGAACTTCAGCTGGGTCTTGATGGACCACCGGCGCCTGAACTTGCTCAGCTGGTTGGGCTGGCGTGGTGACAGTGGGATTGTTGACAATTGGAGCCGATGGTGCCTGTTTGGGGCACATCAGATTTGCGGTTGCAGCCGCCGCAGCAGCTGACGCCTTCGCAATCTGATCTCGCATCGCCGCGCGGCAGGTGTCTTCACGATGTCCGGTCTTGGAACAAAACTCACAGACAACGTCCTTACCTTTGCGGAAGTTGTTACCACGTGGGGCACGGGCAACCTGAACCGGCGTAGGCGTTGTTGCAGCAACGCTGGAAGTCGATCCAGTGCTGCCAGAGCTTGTTGAGGCTCCGGCAGCGGGGTTTGAAACTGT